TCTGTACTCTTTCATTTATCCCTATTCCGTTCTGATAGTAGTCTATATTTACATTAGTACTTTTAATATCTTCTTCTATCTTAGCTTTTTTATTTTCTAGCAATTCTATATTAGAACTTATTCTTTTTATATCCATTTTATATTTATAGTATCTATATATTTTTCCTTCTGTTTTTCTAAAGAGTTCTTTATCCATCTTATCCCTCCTTTATGCGTAACCTTGACCTTGCTCTACTAATAAAAATTCATTAATTTCTTTGCACAACTCATATGTTTCATTATGAAGTGGTGTCATTATTTCTATTTCAGCTAATTCTGCTGACTTGAATTCCGTTTCATATTTCTTAAATACTTCTTCTAATGTTATCCCAAAATCAAGTGCATAGTACCTACTATCAATTTTTAGTGTATGAATATGAACACCAAATCCATCAAAGATAATATCTTTAGGTAGTATTGAGTAATTGACTGAACAAGTACAACCAACCTTATCTGCTTTTATTGGTTTTCTTTTCATCTTATCCCTCCTTATAATTTTAAGTTTGTTTCATTTCTATAAGGTTTAATTGATAAAATACAATATCCTATTTCTAATCCATACTTACCACCATTCAGCTTGTAAGTAATCTCAAATAATTCATCTCTTCCAGTAAACTCTTTTCCATCATACTCACAAAGTTTAATTAAGTCCCCTACTTGAAATCCTCTATCATCTTTTCTTATTTCAAATCTTTTTTGACCAGTTATTACTTTTTCAAAATACTTGGGTAATATCTTTAATTCGTGTATTTTCATTTAATTATCCCTCCAATATTCATTCATTAGTGAATAATTTATTTTTATTCACTATCTAGGTCTATTTTTAAGCTTCTCTAAGTGATACTTGTTGTAATGATCCATAAGTTCTTCTGCCGTAATATTAAATAACAATTGTAAAACCCCCATGTTAGCTTGTATTACATCAAATAATTCTTCTATTACGTTTTTTCTTAATTTGTCTCCATCACCTTCATTGACGTTAGTGCACCATAACAGATATTTAATTAATGCATTATAATATTCCGTATCTTCTTCTATTAACTTTTCTAATTGTTCCTGTACTGTAACATTACTTAAATCTATATTCTTAAGCTCTATACTCATTACTTTTCTGCCTCCAATTCCTCAATAATCATATTTATATAAGCCTTTGCTTTTTCTAGATCTTCTACTGCTTTGCCCTTTTTAGGATATCTGTATAAATATTTAATAGCACATCCTAGCTTATAAGCTTGTCCTTCTTCTATTCCTTCACACATAACTTGTATTATGTCTTTACATTCCATGCTTTTATAGTTGTAATGACTTGGATGATTTACATTGTCTTTTTCTTCTATAATTGCAAATAAATTAGCTTCAATGTATTCCTCTTGTTTATTGTCCTTTTTAATTTTATAAAATTTAGTACCATCTTCTATCTCCATAGTGCGTTCAACTTCATATATCTTTCCAACTGTTAAATTTATATAATTATTTTTATAAATACATCTTACTTTCATCTAATTACACCCCATCCCTTCTAGTAAGCTTTCTATCTCTCCAAGTTGCTGATATGCAATCTTAAACTGTTCTTTTCTGAAATTCTCTAAATCTTTTTTATTTCTAAACAAAATTCCGTTTACTTCTACACCATTTCTCCTAAGTGTATAGCTTATGTATTTCCCTTCTTGCTTAACATCAAACTTTTTATTATCTAGAATTACCATCTTTTTTCTTGCTAATTCGCTTCTTGGTGTCTTCTTTGTAGATAGAGCTGGAACAGAAGGAATACAATCCTCTGTTTCTAAGTACTCTGCTTTCCATTCGTAATAATATGTTTCTGCGCTGCTTTTCGCTAAAGTAAATTTCTTCATAATATCTTTTATCAATTGTTTTTTATCTGTATCTAAATGCTTATAACAGTATTCTTTTACTAATTCTAGTTTTGTTGTTTTCATTAATTCACCTTCTTCTTAAAACATTGAACATTGTCCATCTAAGGAATTCTTGTTTTCAAAATTCAACATTTGATTTGTTGCTTTATTGTATATATCCCTCGATATTTCAAATCCATAACTATTCCTATTTAATTCATGTGCTGCTCTTAAAGTCGTACCACTTCCAGCACATGGATCAATAATTATATCGCCCTCATCAGTGAAAATCTCTATTAATTGTTTTAATAAACCCACTGGTTTTTGAGTAGGGTGTATCTTGGGATATTCTTTTGAATTATCTCTTTTCCACTCAAACCAATTAAATATCATATGTCCCTTTTGAGTTTCCGTTCTTCCATTATTGAACTTGGGTAACTTATCTCTATAAAGGACTACTGCATGTTCTGTAGCTCCAACTATTCTCATATTTGCTTTTAATACTTGTGCTGAATAGTTTTTTATGAAGAATAATGGATAGCTCTTTTTAAATCCATATTTTTTACCATATTCAATAACTGTTGGTATTTGTTCAAAAGAACAAAATATAATCATTGCAGGAGCTTGTCCTTTTTCCTTTGGTTCTTTCTTCAAAAGCCTATTGCAAAAATGAAAGTACTCAGCAATATTGAAATTATAATCTGAATTGAAGAATGCCTTTCCTGCCTTTTTACTTTCTCCTTTTTTATTGTCTCCATCTACATACCACATTGGGTTTGAAGCATAAGCATTATTTCCTAGATTATATGGAATATCTGCTATTACTAATTGAGCTTTGGGTATTCCATACCTTTTATAATTTTGAAAATTGTCATTATATAATTCTGTTTTTATATTTTTGTTCATTGTTTCCCTCCACGTCTGGAGGTGCAGCTGCACATTTTATCTAGAATTACTCCTATTTTTACATTAATTTATAAATCTAATAATTGTTTAAATATAGCTTCTAAAATTGGAACTGGTATGCTATTACCTGCCTGTTTGTATAAAGCTCCATTTAATTTACCTTCTTTGCCTGGATGTACACTTAATGCATTGTTAAAATCTTCTTCACTAAATCCTTGTAATAGCCAACATTCCTTTTCAGTAAGATATCTATACTTGTTATTTCCTATATCTATAACTCCTGAATTAGGACACCTCATTTGCTTAGTAGTAATAGTAGTGCAATAATCTTTTATAATCTGTACTCTCCCACCAAAACTACTATCATCAGAATTTATTTTATTTAACATACTTGGTTGAGTTACTATATGTCTTTCCTCATATTCTCCCAAAAACTCTTTAATGTTCCTCATGTGCTTTTTCTCTAATGTCATGAAATTAAAGAAAGTACCATCTAAACAACTTACTGTAAATACTCTTTCTCGCCTTTGTGGTAATCCAAAATCCATAGCATTAAGTATTTCATAGTTGCTTACATATCCAAGTTTACTCATTTCGTTTTGATATCTAGTAAAATTACTTATCATGTGTTTACTAAGTACGTTTTTTACATTCTCCCAAATAACAATTCTTGGCTTCCATACTCCCATGTTTTTTATTATATTAATGGTTTCCCACATTAAAGAGCTTCTAGTTTCTGTACCTTCATCTGCTCCTTTTTGCTTACCAGCTATGCTGAAATCTTGACAAGGACTACCATGTATTAAAATGTCTGGCTTAAGGTTATAGCCAACAACTGATTGTGGCTTGTACTCTAAATCCTTTTTAAACATAGCATTATATGACCTTACTGCCTTTTCATCAATTTCTATATAGTCTATTGCTTTAACATTAACTCCTAGGTTTCTAAGAGCACACCGTGGTGCTCCTATACCTCCAAAAAGTTCTAATGTCTGTATCATTACCTCACCTCAAATCAAAAAGGCATTTCAGAATCGTTCACTGGAGTTATGTCCTCATTAAAACCTTCGTCAAAACTGTTTCTAGTAGATTGATTTTCTCCATTGCCTTTGCTTTCTCCTATAAAATCAAAGTTTTCTACTGCAACATCTGTCGTATATCTCTTTGTCCCATCTTGTGCCTCATAACTTCCCGTTTGTATATGTCCCGATATTGCTATCTGCCTTCCTTTAGTAAAATACTGTGCTATTGTTTCTGCAGTTTTCCCAAAACTGACACAGTTAATAAAATCTGCTCCATCCTCTTTTTTTCTTCTGTTTACTGCTAATGTAAATCTACATACTGCTGTGCCACTTCCTGCTGCAAATCTTAAATCAGGATCTTTGGTCATGCGGCCAACTAATACACATTTATTCATTTTATTTCTCCTCAACTTTTATTATTTCTTCTGTAACTACTTTATAAAACGTTGGTTTATAATGATGTTTTTCTTGCCATTTATAAAAAACATCATTCAATTGTTTTTCTAATTCTAATAAATCCTCTTTAGTTGCATCATCAAGATAATCTTCTGCCACTTCTCCGACATCTTCATATACTGCTTCTTGTATAGTTTCTATTACTTGATCTACATCTATGCCATAATTATTAGCTTCTTCTACCATCCCTATTTTGAAGCTTTGCTTGTTTTCTTCTATTGCTTCTTTTCTACCATTTCTTATCGTTTCTTCTTTTGTTTCATATATGCCTCCTCGCCAAAATTCACTACTTATATTTGTTTCATACGTCCATTTTTCCATACTCTTTCACCTCATAATCTAATTATTTCTAAACTAGGGTTTTCTTTTATAGCATTTTCTAATACAAACCAATGCTCTTCTACTTGTACATTTTTTTTATTTGTATTTTTCTTGTATCTTTCATAAGCTTTTTCATTTAAAATAAAGTCTTTACCTGTTTTACATCTAATTATCCATCCACTTTCCATTAATTTTCATTCTTCCTTCTTTCTTCACTTTTAAATTTCATATAATCTATTGCCTCGTCCCAACATTTGCTACACTTACTTGTTTCTAAACAATCATCTTGTGTAAATTTGAACCCTAAATCATGAGGGCAATAATGAATTTCATTTGTTGCTCTGTCTTTATAACCTATAGTTTCTTTTTCATATCTCTTATTGAATTGTTCTATTGTCATGTTCATTACTTACCCCTCCTTAATCTCATTTAATTCAATTTCAACTCTTTCAACTTCCTCTGTATATCTCTTAAGTACTGTTAGCTCTACTATTTGTGCATCATCTTCATAAGCTATCTTATTTAAACTATCTAGTATAATCTTTGCTATGTTATCTGAATCAGGTTTCTTTGTTGGGTATTCTAAGCCTTCTTTTATAGCTTGTACACGTTTTTTAGTGTAACTCTTGGGTATTTTATAGTAAGCTATTATAAAAGCTCTTAGAAAGCCTTCTAGGTGTTTCCCGCACTGTTGCTGATAACACAACTTTACCCAATTTT